TTGTTGCAATAATTGTTTCTTGTTGAGTTTCTAACAATCCACTAGAAGAATATGTTTCAGCGCCGGATGTGCCTATCCCCGAATCGTCTATAATTCTACCATTTGTACTACTAGAAGTAATTGTAAGTAAAACTTCACCTGTTGGAAATCTTGGATTTCCACCAACTTTTGGATCAGGAATAGTAAATGTTCCTGATATCTTACCAGTAGAAGTTGTAATCAAAGGACTACCAAGAATTGGCGAGCTGTCAGAACTAAAATCTGAACTAGAAGGAGTAACAAAAGCATTAACATCTGTTTTATTAAAAAATACATATACTCTTGTATTTGGTTTAAAATTCTCACCCGTAAATGTTATAGTTTTTGATCTCATAAATGGAATAGCTGCTTTCGAAATAGTACGCAAACCTTGAGATTCTTTATCAACTCTAAGAGAAATAGACGTAGTAACACCCGTTCTAGATTTATCAGTTCTGACAGTATTAATTGACCGTGTACCAGTACTAGTGACTGTTGCTTCATCCTTGGAAGTAACTCTTGATTGAGTTTCACCCCTAGTGCTTACTACTCCCGACCAACTGGTTTGCCATGAATTCCAAATTGTTCCTAAATTATTTCGCTCTTTTGCAACTACTGCATCATAATCTCCATTACGATTTACGACTAATATTGGTGCAACTTCTGTTTCAAACCATGTATCAGATGAAGGAGAAAGAGTAATATCGCCGAGCCAAGCCACCGTTTGGCCAGTTTGTGCAGATATTTGTCTTGAAGCAAATAATTGTGATGTCAATGTTTCTTCTGTATAAGGAAGAGTAATCATATCACCAGTTTTTTGATAACCAGAAGCAGTTCTTTCTGCTGTGTTTGTAGCAGCTTCAATCAAAGGTACTGCTTTAGACCTATGTTGCGGCCGCAATTCACCTTCCTCAAAATCCATAGCACACTTGTAATCTCTATGAACAGTATCACCGATACGATGCCCCTTGAAATTATCTACCATAAATCCAGACTTAAATCTATTCAGACCATTTGCATCTGTTACTTCAAAACTTTCAGCATTTCTCTCCAACAAACTTAATGCAGTATAATATTCAACAGTATCTAATCTGTCTTCAAGTCTACCGATATCTTTCATCGTATATCTTTGATGCTTTTCTCTTACAACTCTAATAGAAGATGGAGTAAAAGTGTATGCTGGAATGAACATAGTTGCAATTAACATAATACCATCTGGAATTTTTGGTAGTATTGGATTTTCAGAACTATTACCTGTAATAATTCGAAATTTACCACCTAGACTTAGTACTAAAGCTGCCATTTTTGAAAGAAAAAATTCAAAATCTGATTGAATAAATGAGCCAGGTTTTGGAGTATCTACAGTTGTACCACCTGTGCCACCAAATGTTCGACTTGCAAAATTAAAAGAGTTTCCTGTTATCTCATCAACAGTAGCCAAAGTTACAGACGAACCCGCAACATCATCAACTGATGGGCGATAATCATATGTGTCCATCAGAGGATACACACCACTTGGCCTTGGTTCATCAGGGTCAATTTTTGATCCATTGAACATTGGAATATCATCATACTCCATTCGTCCAGCAACATCCGTATAAGAATCAACTGTGAATATATCTCCAGCGCCGTGTTCTAGATAATCATAAACAACAAGAAGTTTTCCATTCGGTGATGACGATCCTTTTTTTCTGGTAATTCTTGAAATATCATAAAAATTATCTCTTTGACCAGTATCAAGAACAAATCTCCTTGTAATTACTGTATCACCATCTGTAGTTGCTGAAATTGTCGCTGCAGCGCCTGAACTTACACCTGTAATTGCTTCACTAGAAGAGAATGCTATTTCATTAGTTGAAACATATTGCAGTGGACTTGATGTGGTTATAGGCCGACCTTTGGCACCAGTTGTTGCACCAGTAATTATTTCGCCTCTTGTAAATGCTCCTGTAATTGTTCCTACTGTCAAAGTAGGAGCAACCGCATCTACACTCGTATCACCTGAGTCAAAAACACCAACCAATTCAAATGCATCTGATCTACCTAAAGATATATCTCTATCATCCGGCCGTGTTCCATATGCATCTGTCGCACCAGTTGAAACTTTAACTTGCTTCATAAGTCTTGTAGTTTTTGACTTTTGTGTTACAGAAGTTTTAAGAATAGTTGCTGTAAGTCTTACTTTTGCTGAATCACCCAAAATAGTATTATCAGTAATTGTTAGAGTAACCGTTCCTGCACCAGAAGCTGTACCTACAATACTGACAGGTTGACCAATCACGCCTGATCCATCTCCAGCAGCAAGAATAGTAATAAGATAATCTTTGTCTGCAAGAGCAACAAATGTTTCATTTGAACCAGCGTTAAATGCAACTACACCAGACGAATTTGTAGTTCCAACGAACTGTCTTCGAAGAGTAAATTGTGTATCCGTTAAACCAGAATTTCTAGTTGTCAAAAGTGTTTTGATAACACTCTTTGGAAGTTTTTCTAATGCATTATTTTTATCAGCATCTGTAAGTCTTGGAAGAAGAATATCTTCTAAGAAAGTAGCACCACTGTTAGCATTGTCATCACCAGCTTCACCAGCACCAGATCGTGCGTTTGCATTTGCACCACCAACATCTGTACCATTCAACGTCAAACTATTTTGTTCTCTACCTCTTCTTTGTGGTGCTTGTAAGATTGCATCAGCAGTAAAGTTTTCAGCAACCGTGGCAGCTCCATGAGTGAAAGACCGAACCTGATCAAAGGTAAATGTAACGTCTGCTGCACCACTAACTGATGTAACAGTAAGATCAGTATTACCCGAATCTTCTACTATTTGTCCTGTCTCTGACGAATCAGATACTAAAAGCTTTTCACCACTTGTAAAAATTCCAGATTCTTTTATCAGAACTACTCTTGTTCCAGTTGTAGTTATTTGAAGCGCGTTTGAATCACTTACAACATAACCAACCGCACCAGAAGAAACGCCTTCTACTCTTACACCTTGGCCATGATTTACGACAAGAGTAGGACTTGGAGTGCCGCTGAGAGTAAGATAAGTAAACATCTTAATATCCCAAAGGTACAATTTATATTGTGCATCAGTCTGGCCAACTGTACCAGAAGAATATTCTATTGCTCTTGCACGGGCTTGACCAATTACATTATTTCCTGTAAGATTATTGCTAGCCCCTCTAGAAGCATTAACATCAGAATAAAGAGCAATAAGCTTATAAGCAGTACTTTCACCAGAAATTGCTGAAATCTCAGGAGAACCAAATAGATTATTTACAAGTACAAAATTACCAAGACTAACTAATGTCTGACTAGCATTTACTGTTTCAAAANNTCTNGCCTTACCAATGTCCTTATAAGTTGGAGCAATTTTTTCAATTTCATAACCTTTTACATAGGCCTTTCCCATGCTTACTTCTGCTGTTACAAAATTATTGGCAGCAGTATTATTATCGTCTGTTGTAGCACCAACAGCATATACACCATCTCTTTCATTTAAATCAACAGCTTCTTTTATTTGAAGTTGGAAAGGACGTACAGTATAATCACCTGACTCGTCATGAGTTCTTCGAGCCAAAGTATCTGCTAATATATCATATTCAGTCTCTCTAACTATGGACTGAAGAACACCAGACTTAGTATCTAACAATTCAACAAATGTACTGTCAGCAGTAGAATCTCTTGCTAGTTTTGCTAGTGTCAATGTATATTTGAGTCGATGGGCGCCTTTTGCAGCAAAGTTTGTTGAACCAGTTGCATTATCCAAAAGAGTAGTATCATCTTCTGGTGTTACTAAAGTTTCAGCAACCGTAAATCCAACACGAAAAGAAGAGTTGTTACTATATTTGTCAAGAACTAGAATTTGTTCTGTAGTTTCTACAAAATGTCCACGAATATAAAATATTCCAGCCTCAACTGTTGCAACATTACCCAAGGCAGCTGCCGGTCCAGCTGAACCTGACATATTTGCAACACTTGATCCTGCACCTCTACTATACACTGAAGTAAAAGTTGTTGCAGATTCAGCACTTGCAGAATAGGCTGTTGTATGAGTAATCCCAGAATTTGCAGATAAATTTTCCCCATCAGCAAAAATATTTGTTGCACCATCTGTACCAGTATTAATATATCTTAAATATAGTGTTGGTTGATCTGTAGAAGTTGCAGCATCAAAACCAATAACAGTCGCAGTAACACCAGTGGTTGCGCCTGTAATTGTGACAGGAGTTGTGGTGCTAAAATATTGAGAAGGATCAACAGTTTCTCCCGCAAAAGTAGATGCTAATTTAAGAGAATGATATGCCCTATTGTATGCAACAGCGCCTGGAATAACCATTGCGCCTTCTGCAAAAATATGACCTCCATGTTGAGAAATTTGATTTTGAAGAGCAGACTGTAATTGTGTTAATTCTCTTGCCTGAATTGCGAAGCCAGGCCGAAAGAGTGTTTTGACAAAATTATCTGTACTCTCAAAATCATCATAATACGGAGCTACATTAAGATTTGTTTTTTCAGCCATGTTTTAAAATTCCACTATGATTTTAATATCTTCTGTTTGGTCTGTTGATCGACTAATAGGTTTTCTATTCTCTTGATAAATTATATTCCCACTATCAGGCTGAAGTTCTGGATTTGCATAACCATCGGTAAAAGTAATAGTATTACTATTTGCGAGAGTTACAGCTGTATCTGCGGTTGAATCTGGTGTTCCTGTAGCAGAGGAACTTGCGCCTGTAACTGCATTAGCACCAGAGAAGGCTGTATTAGAACCTGTTGCACTGACTGTTCCAAAGTCTGCAAATCTCTCTTGTTGATAATAGAGAATACCAAGGGTACTGTTCCATTCAACAACTTTACCAATTGCACCAGTAGATGCCTGTGTTATTTTTTCATCAGCAGTAAATGTTCCTGACTGTGAAGTTAATTTTAATGCATACACTTGACGATACGTTGTCGCAGATGCAACCGTAGAAGTACCAAATTCTGTCGGGTCTGTAACAAGAGCAATATTTCGGAAATCATTTTCAGCAAGAATATCATCAGCTTCTGCGCCAGTAAGTGTTGCTCTCATCATAACATAATGTCCACCCAAATCCTTGACTGCATCAAACCCGTGACCATTTTTAGGACTAATCACAACAGTTATTGCACCACCAGAACCGCTTCCCATTGAAGAGGAACTTGAAAGTCCATTATCAGAAAAAGTATAATCTGATCCAAGATTAACCGTTCCGTAAGTATAAGCAGCACCACCGTCATGAATAGTTGTGTCTGTACCCGCTGTCAGTCCAAAAGAAGCAATTGCACCACCACTTACAGTGATTCGTACAATCCCACCAGAAGATGTTCCTTGACTTGTACCGTCACCATATATTGCGGCATAGTATGTACCATCTGTATATCCTGCCCCACCAGTTACAATCAAACTTTCAATCTTACCATCCGTTGCAGCTGCACTTACCGTACTGTCTGTTGCAACTGGCATAAAGTCGGGAGTAAGATATCTTGTGGAGTCTGATGCTGTAATTGTGTACATATACTTTAGCGTATATCCACCAAGAACAAAGGTAGACGTTGATGTAGAAGTAGGTTCAGAACCAGAGTATGCAGCTCCAGCATTATTGTCCAATACTTTATAAATTTTATTCTCAGATGTTCTAAAATAGAATGTAGAATCAAAAATGTTTGACGCACCAGATGTTGTGGTGTTGGATGAGCTAATATTATGCTCGTACATGTCAAATACAGTACTATTTACCCAATCCCTACGAGGTATTGCGAATTGAACATTAGAAGAAGAAATGTTTTTTAACGCAGTTGTATGATCCCAAGTATAAAATTCTGTACCAATATCGTCAGCAGGAGTCGCCGGAGAATCATCTGTTCCTCCAGAGGTTGCTGTTGTGAATGGTGAAGATTTACCAATCATCAAGTAATAGACATTTGCTGATGCTTCACTAAACGACTCGTGAAACTGAGTAGCATTATGTTGTCTAAATTTTTCTGTTATAATTGCTGACATTTTTTTATATCCTATGTTCTATTTATAAGGAAAATGGGTACATTCATTTTCAAAACCATCTATTTTTTGTCCCTTTAATTTTAATCAGATCAACGAAAGATGTCATAATGTTTCCTATGGTGCGTCTGGAAAGACAATTTTTGTAGGGTCTGCGTTTGTTGCTGGCAAGTCCCTTAGTTTTTTCCTGTATGCTTTTTGTTTGGCAGACATTGTTACATCGCTTCCTGATTGCCAGTCTGTTGCTGTTAATAAGCTGTTACGTTTTCCTCGAAGCGCAGCCCACTCTTCGGTGTCGTAGCGAGCGGTCAGCCACTTATGAGCGCGAAGATCGACCTCATCGATGTCGACTTCTTCATAGACCGTATCAGCAGCCGGATAGCTTTTGGCGCTAGTCTCCTGACCTGTATCGGCGTCGTACTCGGCTGGGGTCGCAGCTGCTTCCATCAGCTTTGCGATGGTGGCAGACGGATTGAGGGAATTAATGACCGCACCCTGTGCGGTAACGATGCGATTATTCATTATCTAATTCTCCAAAAAATACAAGCATGACAATATTTGTGTCAGCTATTGACCCATTATCCTCCGTTTTTACTTGAATGAAATCACGGCCATAATCAAACAAATAAATATC